CGGCGTCGTTCTCGATCTCCACCACGGCGGGCACGTCGGCCTGGACCTTGGTGATGTATGGCGATTGATCCCGGCAAACTCCGTGAGCGAATCATCGTTCAGCAGGCGACCGAGACTCGGAACGCTCTGGGTGAGACTACGCAGACGTGGGGCACGTTCGCTGAACGCTGGGCCAGCGTAGACGGCATCAGCGCCCGCGAGTTCCTGACGAGCGGACAGCAGCAAACGGAAATCACGCACCGGGTGCGGATGCGATACCTCGACGGGCTCAACTCGACCATGCGGGTTTCGTGGCGGGGCCGCATCCTCGAGATCGCGTCGTGTCTGGAGCACGCGAACCGCAGCGAACACGAACTGCTCTGCACGGAGAGGGTGGACTGATGGCAACCATCGGCGTGACGCTCTCCGTTGACCAGCAGGGCATTCGCGACACGATCGAGGCTCTTGGCCGGCTATTCCCTGAACGCAGCAAGGCAGCCATTCTGGCCGCCATCATGCGAAAGGCACTCAAGCCGGGACTTGAAAAACTCGAAGAGGTGACGCCTGTCGGCCCTACTGGAAACCTCCGGCTAGCGGCATCGACCAAGGTCGTCACTTACGCAAAGGACGGCGTCGCCGTGGGCCTGATCGGCTACCAGCGGTCCGGCAGGCAGGGCTCAGAAAGTGCTGCCGGCGGCACGGTCAGGCGTGGAAAGGATCGGGCATTTCATCAGTGGTGGCTAGAGAAAGGCACCGACCAGCGAATCGTGGCGAAGCTGTCGAACACGCCCTACGGCCGCCGTGGGCATCTACGGCGGGTTCCCGGCAAGCCTGCCGTGGAAGTTCGTCCGCACATGGTCAGCGGGCAGAACGCCTACATCGCGTCGTCGTTCAATCGGCTGGGGCCATTCAAGCTTCAGCAGACGGCTCGCGTTCCGGCAGGCGGCGCCGGGCAGCGTGTGCAGACCGACCCAGCATACCCGCGGGCGTTTTTTCGGAAGTCAAAAAACCCGATCGTCATTCCGCCCATGCTGCCCGGTGGCCTCGGTGGTCGCCCTCCCGTCGAGACGGCGTTCCGAGAGTCGCAGCAGGCGATTGCGGAGATCCTCCAGCGTGAACTACGCCTGACGCTGGAACAGGCAATCAGCACCATCAGCCGCTCGTCGCAGGGGACCATCACGCCATGACCAAGATTCCTGAGCAGTTGGTGATGGACCAGCTGGAAAACGACCCCGACGTGGCGGCCCTGTTGGGCGGCCGGATCTACCCGGTGATTGCTCCTGCCTCTGCGGCCCTGCCCTTTGCGACCTGGCGGCGGTCAAACGTGACCCGCGAAATGACGCTGCAAGGCCCGCTCGGAATGCCCTCGGTTTCGCTGGCGGTGGATATCTATGCCGAGTCCTATGCGGCAGTAAGACAGATAGCAGACCGCTTGCGGGCGGTTCTGAATGGTTTCGCAGGTGGTGTGGGAAATTACATGCACGTGTCGATCGTGAGCCTGCAGAGCGAATCCGATGGGTTCGTGCAGTTGGCTGGCGGCGACCTACCGCCCGTGTACAGCGTTACGCAAACGTACAGCATCCTCTGGCAGTCCGAGTAGGAGATACCAATGCCTGGCTTTTCGACTCCGCACGACACGTCCACCGCTGGAACGGCGACCACCCTGACCCTGACGCTTGACAGTACTGCGGCGGTCACGACTTTCACGATCACGAATATCCAGATTGCAAACACGCGCCCCGGCAACGCGGCGCAGATTGACATTGCTCACCTCGGCCAGAGCACTGGTGAGTCTGCACTTCGGATGGATACGCCGCTTTCGGTGCCTGACGACAACGGTGCTTCCGGCCGTCAGGTCACGTTTGACTACATTGGCAAAAGCGTGATTTTTGACGGCGCCACCGGCACCTACAAAATCACTGTTGCCGGCGCGAACCTGCTCGGCGGTACGACTGCCAGCTATCACACGGTGCAGTCAAGCACCCTGACGCTGGCAACGAACGACGCAATCCGCGGTCAGGCTGTCCTCAACCTCTCGCGTTGAGCCTGACGGGAGTCCGTCATGGCCGCTATTGTCACGTCAGGAATCACGGCCAGCTGGGGCGGAACCGCTCTCGGTGACATCACCGAGATCAAGTGGCTCGTGGGCGGCGGTCTGCCGCAAGGCCGTGGCGGCACTACCGGCACGGCGTACTGGTCGATGGACGCTGGGTCCATTGAGATCACGGCGTTTGGAACCGCGCTGAACAGTACCAATCAGTGGGGACGAAAAGCCGTTCTTGCCGTTGGTGGAACGGCCGCTGTCGCCACGGCAACAGCGACGATCATCACCGTCAATCTGTCATGCAAGGCTATCTGCCAGACGCTTGACATTGGCGCCAAAGTGAATGACGTGTGGCGCCACAAAGGCACCTATAAAATCGTCTTGGAGTAATTGCAATGGTAGACCTGACAGCCGATGGCATCTTCGCGGCGAACGACCAGAACCTCATACCTGTAGAGGTTCGCGAGTGGGGCGGAACTGTCTACGTTCGCGTCATGAGCGTGGGCGAAATGGAGGCGTACCAGCGAGAGTTTGCTGAGAAGAAAGAGAAGATGGAATTGTGGCGCCCGAAGCTGCTTGTCCGGTGCATCTGCGACAAGGACGGCAAGGCGCTCTTCACGCATGATCAGGTCGAGAAACTCGGCACGAAGTCGGTGAAGGTGATGAGTCGGTTGTTCGACCTGGCGATGAAGCACAACGCCGTCACGAACGAGGATGTCGAGGCACTCGCAAAAAACTGAACCTCCGCCCGACGCGACAGTTTCTGTTTCGTCTGGCGGGCCACTTGAAGATGACGGTAGGCGAAATAGAGCGGCGGATGTCCTGCCGTGAACTCGCGGAGTGGATGGCTTACACGCGGTATTACGAGGCGATTCCCAACCACTGGCAGCAGACAGGATTGATCGTGTCGGCGATGCTCGCGCCGTATTCGGGCAAGGGGAAGGCACCGAGCCCTTCAGATTTCGTCCCGATTGAGAAGCCGCCGCAACATACGAATCAGATCATTGACGTTTTGCAGCAACTAAAGGCGAATCTTGAAGGTGGTTGACCGTGGCGAACGTCCTGTCACTCGCGATGCGGATTTCCGCCGACGCTTCGGGCTTCAAGCTCGATCCCGTCCAGCGTGCGCTCGTCGGGCTGGGAACTGAAGCCGACAAGCTCACCAGCGTCTTTGACAAGTTCAAGGGCTCGAGCGAGGCGGCTGGTCGTGCCCAAGAGCAGGTTGCCGGCCAGTTTGAAGAACTGATCAATACCCTGCGAGACGGCGGGAGTGCGACACAGTTCGCGGCAGACTTTGAGCGACTGACTGCAGCCGCTCAGGAGCAAGCGGCCGTCTTTGCAGAAGGCGCCCGCGTCACGGAGGCGAACCGCACCGCGGAAGAGCGTCGCGCCACAGAGCTTGATCGGCTCGACCGGCTGCTCGCGCAAGGTGCGATAGAGCAGGAGACATACAACCGTGCCGCGGCAGAGGCCAGTGGTGCGAACGCGGCTGCCGCGCAGGCTGAAAAAGAGCGGCTCGACTCGCTTGCCGCGGCGCAGCGTGAGCGGGACAAGCTGCTGCAAGAAGGCGTCCGCATTACGCAGCAGTTCGCCACGGAGGAGCAGCGCCGGGCGCAGCAGATAGCTGAACTGGACGCGCTGCTGGATGCCGCGGCAATTTCCGAGGAGACGTACGCAAGGGCGAAAGATCAAGCGAGCGGGGCTGCCAGCGCGGCGGCGGACGCCGAAGCCCAGTACCAAGCGGTACTGCGGGAGGGGGCCAGCCTCACTGAGCAGTACCGGACTGTAGAGGAAAAGCGTGCCGCCGAACTGGAGCGGATCGACAAGCTGCTTGCGCAGGGTGCCATCAGCGAAGAAACGGCCTCGCGTGCCAAGGCGCAGGCCAGTGGCGCGAGCGAAGTCGCAGCAAGGGCAGAGCGAGAGCGTGCCGATGCCATTGCCGCCGCCGCTCGGATTATCCAAGCGAACCTGACGCCGCAGCAGCGGTATGACCAGCAGGTGCAGGAACTGACGGCCCACCTACAGGCCGGCAGGATTCAGCAGGAGACGTTTGACCGCGCTGTGGCGTCCGCAACGGCTTCGT